TTGAGGAGTTATGATGAGCATTGACAGTGTATATCACATACTGGTGCAGGACTTCATAGGTAGAGACATCTATGTGCCTTGGAGGACTGTGCCACACGCTAGACACGTGGAAGAACACCACTATCCGTCTGCTAAAAAGGCAGACAACCTAGTGCCTACTAGACCAGCACCACCGATAGACACTAATCGTGGTACTAACTTAGATATACTAGTGTAGTATTGACATTACAAATCTTATGTGTAACAATGAGTCCAACATTGGACCTAACAAAAAGGAGAGTCTGTTATGACAACAGCAAATAAAATACAGAAGCAATTAGAACTACGTGGTCGCATCCTTAACAAGGACTTCATCTTTAGGAAGCGAGTTAAGAAATGGAGATGGGAGTTTGGTAAAGAACTCAAAGAGTTTAAATCTTATCAGTTTGGTAAGTTCTCTATCTACCTTTCAAAGAAACCCATTGTGTTCTGGAACATGCAGGGGATAGTGTCCACGACTAAGCGTGACTATTCTGTGCAACCGATACTTAGATAACAGCATGAGAGGAGGTCTGTTGTGCGTATCAAACCAATCAACCCAGTTGCACGTGAGATGGCGTACAACAGACCACGTGCTCAAGTAGTGAAGCCTAAGAAGGGCAAAGGATCTTACAACAGAAAGAAGGACAAGACCAATGATGCAGTCAGAGTTACTATTTCAAAAGATACCAATTAAAAAATCAGCGTTGGATAAACCTAAGAAAAACGAATGGAAGATACAAAGGCGTAAGCAACGTAAGTTTAAAGATAGCCAAAGGAGTATGGATAATCATGGTAGATACTGACGTAGAGAAGCTACTTACTTGGTGGTACAACAAGCCTGACAACTGGGCTGGTACATACAAGGAGGATGATGATGGGGTGGTTACACTTACCCTGTTTAAAAGACCATCAGCACGTAGCAAACCAGAGAGTATTGATGATCAGTTGCAACGTGCCAGAGGTAGAGCACCCAAGCAGGAATATGGTGGGTATGATGGACCTGATCCCACCATGCATGGGGATTGGCAACACAACGGTAGGTGTACAGATTTTTGAGGAGATGTATTCATGTTAAGTGAAACTATACTTGCGGTGGGTGCTACGATCACGTGTCTTGCTCAGAACATTTACTTTGAGGCACGTGATCAACCTACCATAGGACAACGTGCAGTGGCAGAGGTGGTGTTAAACCGTGTGCATGATCCAAGATGGCCTGACACTGTGTGCGAGGTGATACGTGAAGGACCAACGTATAGTTGGAAGCAGGACTATCCAATCAAACACAGGTGTCAGTTCAGTTGGTATTGTGACGGTCTATCTGATGAACCGAAAGATCAACGTGCATGGACAAAGGCTATTGCTATAGCAGAGGATGTGCACTATTCTTACGGCTTATCAATTAACACAGTGGACGGTGCTACCTTTTACCATGCCACTAACGTAGATCCTGAGTGGAAAAACGTAGAGTACATAGTAACAATAGAAGATCATATATTTTACAGATAGGATAATGACATGAATATATTTTTTATAGACAAATGCCCAATCAAATCAGCCCAACAACTATGTGACAAGCACGTAGTTAAGATGGTGTTGGAGACAGCGCAGATGTGTAGCACTGCTATGCATGAGTGGGGTTTTGCACGACACCTAAAACATGTGTACAAAGTTGCATACAAAAATCATCCCATGACTGTGTGGGTTAGAGATAATCAGCACAATCTTGCATGGGCTGTGACGCATGGTCTTGAGATAGGCAAGGAGTACACACGTAGGTATGGTAAGGTACACAAAAGCACCAAGGTGCTAGAAGAGATGGATGACGGTTGGGTTCACGATGACTATGATACACACACCACACCACCACAATGTATGCCAGACCAGTTCAAGTGTGACGATTATGTAGAGGCATATCGCAACTACTATCGCACAGACAAAGCACACATACTACAGTGGACAGGTAGACCTGTGCCTGAGTGGATTGGTGCTTGACATGGAATGGGATGTGGTGTATTTATTATTCATTGTTGTTGTGAGTATACTAGACGTAACAGGAGCATGATATGAGTTACTATCCTAGATTTTATAGACTACCTAGATACATTCAGAAAGAGGTGCGCTCAAAGTATGATGAGCCATTTACTTTAGAAGCCATAGAATATGGTGAGAAGTTATTTGAAGAACAAATAGAAGAAGACATACAAACATTTAAAAACTATTAAAGGAGAATAGCAATGCCTAGATATGAGGTTTGCATACACGTTGAGTTACCAGATGATCATCCAGATGTGGACGAGCTAGAGTACATGGTAGATGTGTCACATAATATGACAGAGACATTGGGTCTGTTTGACATACCTAAGATTGTGGACTATGCCATGCACCATGCTAGTGAGGACTATCCAAACTGTGAACTCAGCTTGGGGTTTGTAAAGGAGATACAATATGTACACTAGTAATATACGATTTTTTATAGGGTCACTTACAGTGGTAGTGCTACTGGTAGTGCTCACCTATGTGGCTAATGCACAACAGGCAACATGTGAGTCAAGAGATACAGTGCTACAAACAATAAAGGACAGGTTCAATGAGCAGTTAGTCTTCAGAGGTATATCAAAACGTGGACACATAACGCTGATATATCTTAATGATAAAACAGGATCATGGACTGCAACTATAATCAGACCCACAGATCCTACATCCATGTGTGGTGTGGATGTGGGTACAACAGGAGAGGCTATAAGCAATGCTCAAAAAACCCTCTATCAACAAGAGTTACAGTGACTTAGTTACTGAACTGGTATGGAAAGCTGCACATGCTGATCCCACTTATGACATAGAGAGAGCAAAAGTGGTTGCAAATCTATGCAAGATACCTATAACTACGATTATGAAAGTGGTGAGACATGCTCAGAGAACACCTAAGACAGTTAATTGGGATGTGGTCAGCAACAAGATTATACAATAGGAGACAGCATATGTCGGATGAACATGAAGGTACACGCATAACTACCAAGACCCCACTATACACGCTTGATTGGTACATCAAATGGATAGCTAGTCTTGTGCTTATGTTTGGTATGATATTAACCGCTAACAATATTTACCCTGCCAATCTATTCTTTCACTTCATAGGAATAGGTGGGTGGCTCATCGTTGGCATGTTGTGGAACGATAGAGCCTTGATGGTGATTAATACTTTTGCTTTAGCTACGTTAGCTACGAGCATGGCAAGGATCTATTTCTTTACATAAGGAGTATATATACATATGTATAATATAATATTAACTTTAATAATAACTTACTTTATTACCTCTGTGTCTATGGGTATGGCATCTGCACGTGAGCAGATCAGGGTAGTAGGATCATCTACTGTGTACCCATTCGCAACAATCGTTGCTGAAAAGTTTGGTAAGTCTACACCATTTAAAACACCTATAATTGAAAGCACTGGTTCAGGTGGTGGCATGAAGATCTTTTGTTCTGGTACAAGTTTGCGTTATGCAGATGTTACCAACACCTCTAGACGTATCAAGAAGAAAGAGTTTAACATGTGCCAGAGAAACGGTGTAAGAGATATACTGGAAGTAAAGGTGGGGTATGATGGTATCGTGTTAGCAAACAGTAGAAACTCCAAAAGATTCGGACTGTCATTGCGTGACATCTTCTTAGCACTAGCAAAGGAAGTGCCTACCAAAGATGGTAAGACAATGCCTAACCCATACAGAACATGGAAGCAGGTGAACCCAATGCTACCTGCCACTAAGATTGAGGTACTAGGTCCACCACCTACATCAGGAACACGTGATGCATTTGTCGAACTGGCAATGGAAGGAGGATGTAAAACATTTAAGTGGATCAAAGCCTTGAAGAAAACTAATAAGATGTTATATAAATCCCTGTGTCATACCATACGTGAGGATGGTGTATACATAGAAGCAGGAGAGAATGATAACATGATCGTGCACAAACTAACTGTTAATCCACACACGCTTGGTATCTTTGGGTTCAGCTTCTTGGACATGAACGGTGACAAGATACAGGGTAGCATTGTTCAAGGACACAAGCCTACGTTTGAGAACATTGCATCAGGTAAGTACCCTGTGTCTAGACCACTATACTTCTACGTAAAAAAGTCCAACATTGGACCAATCAGAGGGCTAAGAAAGTATGTAGATATGTTTGTATCAGAGAGAGCTACTGGTCCTGATGGTTATCTAACAGACTACGGACTGATACCACTAGGTGATACGGAGCGTAAGCAAAGATCTAAAGCAGTAATGAAACTACAAAACCTATCAATGTAAAGGAGGTTACTATGCGTAAGCCAATGACAAAAGAACAGAGAGAGGCATCAGCTAAACGTCTTGAGAAAGCACGTGCAGCCAAACGTAAACCTGCCAACCTTAGTGTGCATGAGAATGTGCGTAACCTAGACAGTGAACACCCTGTGACTATGGACAAAGTTAAGTCATGGATTAAGCACAACGAAGAGGTGCTATCATCCTTGAAGATGTCCTGTAGAAGAGACAAAGCTATGCAGAAAAAACTTAACAACGAGATGAACATCATTGATATGTACATACACAACATGAAGTTTTATTTGCGTACTGGCCTGTGGCTGGACAGTGTGTACGGTCAGGACAGGGAGCACAGTGTGATAAGAAAGTGCACAGTCATGGCTTACGATAAGCAGGGTAATGCCAAGCGATCAGTGGGTGTACACTATCCTGACATAGGTTTGTACACCAAAGAGATGCAACAGGAGGAAGTGGAAAGAGCATGAGGCCAGTATCTGTAAAACGATTAGTCAACTTGTATGTGCAATCACCAGAGTTTAATCGGCTACGTGATAGAACACAGCTAGATTATAAAAGGTTCTTGAAAGTATTGACAGATACGTTTGGTGAGAAAACAGCCAATGCTGTATCAGGCAAGGATGCTAGACTAGCCTACGAAGAATGGGTTAAGCGTGGCATACAGTTGGCTAATCATGTCTCTGTCGTAGCAGGTAGAGCATACAGGTATGGATTGGATATGGAGTACGTGAAGAACAATCCGTTTACATTGGTCAGAAAGATCACTCCTGCCCCACGTAAAGTTACATGGACAGAAGATCAGGTGCGTGAGTTTCTTAACGTAGCCTACGGTGACTTTGTTTATCGTAACGTAGGGCTGATAGTGCAGATGGCATACGAGTGGTGTCAACGTGTGGGTGACATGCGAGTGCTTGAATGGTCTAGCATAGACTTCGACAACAAGAGGCTAGACCTAGTGCAGTCTAAGCGTGGTGCATCTGTGCACCTGCCCATATCAGATGGACTACTTGAGATGTTGGAAGAACAACGCAACGACTTTGACTTTCAACAGTATGTAGCACCCATGCCTACACCTGTGGACGGTGATACAAACCATTCTCTATGGAGAGGTTGTCTAAGATAGGTAGAAAGATCATGCGACAGGCTGAACTGCCAGAAGAATTACGCTTGATGGATCTACGTAGAACTGGTACAACTGAGATGGTAGAGGCTGGTGTGCCACTGCCACAGATCATGTCAGTGACAGGTCATGCTAATCCACAGTCAGTGAAACCGTATATTAAGAATACATATCTTAGTGCTAATAGTGCATTGACTGCACGACAACAGTTCAAGGAGGAATGACATGCCATTCAATAAAAAAGAATACGATAAAAAATATTATCAAGCTAATAAAGAAAAAATACTTAATAAAAATAAAAAATATTATAACGCTAATAAAGAAAAGGTTTTGGCTCAGTATAAAAAATATTATCAAGATAATAAAGAAAAAATACGTAACACCCAGAGAAAATATACAAGTAATCTTTTTAATATTAAGAAATACACAGATATAAGTATGCCCTTTTTAAATAAAAAAATAGGTTACATGAAAGATAGAAGCAATGACGTAACATTAACAGCAGAAGAACTATTAGAATTAATACCAAAGGATTTAAAGTGTCCTGTGTTTGGAACTAAGTTCACATTTGGCGAAGGTCATAATTGGAAATTCAAACAAAATAGTATGTCTGTAGATAGAATAGATAATAACAAAGGCTATCACAAAGATAACATAGTGATTGTTTCTTTTAAAGCTAATGCTATGAAGAGTTCAGCCACACTTAAAGAGCTATATCAAGTCGCAGATTTTTATTATGAACTAGAAAAAAGGAGTAAATCTAATGCTTGAATACTTAACAGGCTTAGACATCACTGAAGGTAGTTCTGTGCGTATGGATTGTCCTGAGTGCAGAGGACGCAAGACATTTACAGTGACCAACAATAGTGGGCATTTATTGTGGAACTGCTACAAAGCATCTTGCAATGTAAGTGGCACACATAAGATGAACATGTCTGCTGAGTCTATATAC